AGCGTCTTTAGAACCTGCTTTTAATTTAGAAGGTTTAGTTGTGACTGCTGTTTTAAGTTTTGATCCTGGATTAGCTGCTCTGTAAGATGCAACACCTTTTTTATTTAATCCACCTGATTTAGACTTGCCTTCTTTTCTCTGCCATGCTGCAGTTCTAGCCATTACGCTTTTTTAGTTGGCTTCTTTGCTGTCTTAGCTGATGCTTTTAAAGCTTTGTCAGTTACAGAACCTTTACCTGGTTTACTTTTGCCTTTTTCCTTGGCTTGATTCATATAATAGTAAAGACCTTTTTTAACTGTACGTCCGTCTTTAGTAACATGTGTGTCTCCACCTTTACCAAATTCTTTTCTCATCATTCCACCACCCATAGCTTTTTTTCTAGCAATAAATTTTCCTTTTATATCTGCTTGAGTAACATCTTTGTTTTTATCTAAACCAAGATTAACACTAACCATTCCTAGTTTTAATTTTTTCTTAACGTCTTTACCTTTTTTATAACTCATCCTCATATTATTTATCTCCTTTTATCTAAAATTTTAGATATATTTTTATTAGTATCAGAAAGTTTAACCTTAGTTCTAACATTTAATTTACCTTCTTTACCTAAAGACTCCATAACTTTATCTTTTGTTTTAACAACAGAATCTTGAATATCTCTTTTTTCTTTTAATCTTTTTCCAACTTTAACAGACGATATAGTATTTGATATTTTTTTCTTACCAAAATTTTTTATAATATTAAACAGTGCACTCATTATCTACCTACCTTTTTCATTGCTTGATTATGTGATTTTTTAAAAGTTGTACCTTTTTTCATTTTCTTTTTCATTGTAGACATGTGCTTTGCAGTGTGGTGCACACTATGTTTTTTTAAAGTATTTTTTTCTTTTTTATCAATCATTATTTTTTTGCTCCGCCTTTAAAAATTTGTGTTCCTTTTATACCATAAATACTAGCAACTACAAGGATCCATAAATTAGTAAACCATTTTGGAAGCTCTGAAAACATCTCAAAAAACAGTTTTACCTTGTCCATAGCGGTTGGATCGTCCGATACGACTGCCCAGGCCAAGATTGCTATGGGCAAACTTAAAATTATCAAAACTGCCTCGTCCTTCCAATCTGATTGACGGGCTTCTAAAAGTTTTCCTTGGTAAGCTTCCTTACCTTCGGCCATACGAGATGCATGCATAAGCTGTGCGTCTGACATTGCCATTTTAGTCTTCTGCTTGTTAGCGTAAATTTTACTACCAGCAGAGACGGCTAATTTTATTGCCGAAAACCACATACTAATACCAGGTTACGTCTTTTTGTTTTCTTGCAGCACCAGTTCCTTTAACTGGATTACTATCACCTTTAGCAATAAAGCTTTTTCCTCTATAACTTTTTTCAGCTCTAGGGTCGACAACTTTTCCTTGCTCTGGCATAGCAACTTTTTTACCGCCTGTTTTATAATTCATCATAATAGTTCCTTTTTATCTCTTTGGTTTCATGTTAGCAAGTATTAATCTGTTTTCATTTGCTATTTCTTGTTTTTCTAGTGAAGTATCAGCACGTAATTCTGCTAATTCTTCATTTTGTTGCATTCTTTTATCGTCAGAAACTTGATCTTGCATAAGTTTAGCTCTTTCAAGTTCATTTTTCATGTTCATTTCTTGTTGTTTACGATCATTTTCCATTGCACGAAGATCAACTTCTCGTGATTTTAATTTTAATAAAGGATCTGAATCAAATTGTGATGTAATTCTTTTTTCTTCCTTCATAAATTCTTCTGTCATCTCTGCAATTAACACAGCTTTTCTTGCTTCTATCTTCATAGACAATTGTTGCATCTGTGCTTCTGCTTGTTGCTTTAATTGCGGATTGATTTGTGCTTGTTGTTGCATCATTTGCATCTGTTGCACCTGTTCTGCAAATTCCATTTCAACTTGTTCTTGTCCCATTAAAGAAATATGTTCTAAAATATTTTTTTGTATTGAAACCATGACTGGTGGATTATTTCTAACTATATTAGTCTCCATAAAATTTAAATGAGCAGTCATATGTGCCTGGTGATCTTGTCCTCTAAACGCTTGAAAAGGTTTTTGAGTTAATGCATCAATGTGTTCTAACGCAGGATCTTTAGGTTCGCTTGGTGCAGGTGGTGGTAAGATTTTATCTATATCTTTTACCCCTAATGCCTCATACATTTTTCTGTATATTGTATACATATCATGTAATCCTGGATTAGAAGTTGCTAACTGTAATTCTGTTTGTGCAATTGTAATTCTTTGCGACATTGAGAATATGTTAGGGTCTGCAACTGGAATAATATCTATTCTGTCGTCAAAATCTGTTAATTTAATATTTCTCTCTCCACCTACAACATCATACGGATATTCTGGTGGTAAATATGTAGCAAATACTTTTGCTAGTGTTTTAAACTCTTGTCTTAGTGAAGAATACAATCTTTTATGAATTGCAGACATAACACGTGAACCACGTTCCAATAATGCAACAGTTGTACCAACTGCAGCACCTTGATTACCATCACCTACAGACATATCTGCAATACCCGCAAATCTTTGACCTGCTTGAACAACTATACCCATTAATTGTAATAATGTAGGGCTTGGTTCTTTGTAAGGTAGAGGAAAAAAAGCATCTCTTAAATTTCCACCAGGAGCATCAACATCTTTAAACTCTCCAGGTTGAATTGGTTGTGCTTCATCTTTTATTCTTATGCCTCTTTGTTTAAAACCTGCTGGCAGATTAGAAAGCGTTCCCGCATCCAAGAGCTGTCTTAAAGCAGAGGTCGCCGTACGTGATAATCCACCAATCATGTGAATCAGACCGAAACCGTAGAACCCCAAACCCGGTAAAAATTTAAAATGCACAAAATAATTAATTTTTTGTTTTTTAGGATCATTTTGTTCAAAGTTTCTTTTAATAGATAACACTTCTTTTGATCCTTCATCAATAGTTACGATATAAGGAAGTTTAATTCCTGTAGGTTCGCCATCTTGACCCATGTCTTCAAATCCTTCAATGTCTAAATTAATATGACACTCTAATAAAGTGTACATATCTTCTACTTTGCCTGTTTTTTTAGTTCCGTCTAATTCTCTTTCTTTTTTAGAAACTTTATCTTCTGTTTCAGAAGGTTTTGTTAATTCAACATCTCTATAAAAACCATTTACTTGTTGTTTACGTAAATCGTTTTCTGATATTTTTATAACATGAATAATCGCTTCCGCATCCTCCAATGAGGTTGCAGAATACGGAACGACTAAATCATCTGCTGGAACAAACTTCGATACTCCTCGTTCCAATAAATCATCATAATAAACTTTTTTAAATGTTGAACCTGCTAGTGGTAAATGAAATAACATTTGATCAAATTCTGGTTCGTACTCTTTCATAACATCCATAATTTGGTAATTCATAAAATCTTTTACTCTTTGTGATTGTTGTTCTTTAGCTTGATCAGACACACCTAAAATTTGTGTTCTAACTGGTCCTTCTGCAGGTAATAATTCTTTGTATGCTCCTGCTTGAAACTGTGTAACAGCTTCTGCTAAAACTGGGTGAGTTGCACCACTTGCTCCTTGAAAAGGCTCTGCTCTGTTTTGATAATTAAAACCTAAAAGGTCTAAACCTTTTACGTAACTGTCTTCCCAATCTTTTCTTGATGCTTTGTAATCTGTGTAATTGGATTGCATATCAGATCCTATTGGATCTAAGATATCATCCGGTAATAATTCTGCTAAATTGTCAAAATGATTTTCTGTGCCAGGAATTTTTTTCATGCCAGGTTCAAAATCTAACTCAACTCCGCCATCTTCTAGTTGTGTAACATCAAAAGGTACATCAGACTCAGTTCCTTGATCAATAAGATCAACTTCTAATTCTGGTCTTTCAATCTCAACTGCATTATTTACGTTTGGTAGGGCTTTGTCTATTTCGGCCATTTATTTTTCCTTTTGTAATTGTTTTAACTTGTTTTAAGGGAACTTTCAACCC